AACAGAAACACCAGAAGCTGGAACAGAAACACCTGAAGCTGGAACAGAAACACCTGAAGCTGGTACTGAGGTGGCACCTGAAGAAGCATTAGCAGAACAAATTAAAAAAACTAACCAATTATTGACTGAGAACGCTAAGCAATTGAATCAAAGGAAAGAAAAGTACAGTAAAATGTATGTAAATAGATTAATCGATAATATTGAACATAAAGATGTTATTATTAATGAACGTGTAGCAATATATGATAAATCGCTTAAAATCAACGAAGATATAAACGGAATGATTAAAGATATCGATAATATGTTAAAGGATTAATCCTTTAACATATTCTAATAATATTTATTATTAAATTAAGACCATGAGTAAAAACGTAAAAAATTTTGGTAAAATTAAGAATACTTATAATACTATCTTAGTTGAATCAATCACATCTAAAAAAGATGAGAATAAAACTTTATTTAAGAATTATCTTAAAAAGATTAAGAATGATGAGATTCTTATCGAGCAATTTTTGATTTATAATAATATCGAAAATAAAATTGAGAAGGATAGATTTAAAGCTACTGAATATGTAAAAGAATCAATCGCTTTATTATCAAAATACCCTAAACAATCTATTATCGAATCTAACGCTAAATTAATAGCTAACATAGCTTTTGAATTTGATGTTGATTATGATAAAAAAGATTTACATGAAGCAATTGCTACATTAGTATTTACAGATAAAAAAGCAAGTACATTAGATACTATTCTAGAAGCTACTGATAAGATAGTTGATTACATTATGAATAATGAAGCTAAAGTGGTTACTGAGGCGTTAGAGATTCCTAATAGTATGTTATTATCATTAAGTGTTGAAAACTTTAATGACGAATATAAAAATTTATCTGAATCTGAAAAAGCAATTGTATCAGTAATGATTGAGTCTACTCCAGAAGAGAAAGAGAAATTATTTAAAGAGACTAGTAACGAATGTTTATCATTGATTAACAATAGATTAGAAGAATCAGATAATAATTCTAAGGAAAAACTATTATCAGTTAAAGAACGTTTATTAAACCAAGAATATAACAAAGATAATTTTATTAAGGATATAACTAAGTTAATTGAGTTAAAAGAAACACTTAAGAATTAATACCAGGTTGACTTTTTTTAATTATGCATTATATTAATTAAAAAAAGTAAATATGTTAGTGAAAAAAGGAAAACAAATGAAATTAGAAATGTTTGATAATTATAAAGTAAACATTGGAACTGTTGATAATAAAACACCAAAATCTTTATATGTAACAATATCAGCTTGGGGTACACCGATTAACTTAAACGATGATAATTATTCAATCGCAATTAAAAAGTTAAATAAGGATATTAAGAAGAAGGTTTATGAAATATTACCTAAAAACTTATTTGATGGAAATAGAAGTATTATCGATTTTGAAATAAAGGAGTCTGGAATTTCAAATGAAAAAAGAAGTTATATGAATTGTGAGATAACATTATATAAATTAAATAATTTTAAAATACAAAACAATTTAATTAATGATGCTATTAAATTAATTACTAGTAAATTAATTGAAGATGTATTTGATTTAAACCCATATTTTACATTTCATAAAAGTAAAAAATAAAAAAATATCTCTTTTTAAGAACCTCTATATTAAGTTATAGAGGTTTTTTTATTTATATCACATATTTATTAATAAAATATTAACATGTCTGATATAAAAATATTAAAGGCTGGTCAAACTGGATTTGGATTTCTTATAGAATCTGACGCAGGTTTTATTAGTCCTAATGATAGTAGAAATAAACCTTTCATTAGTGAAATGAAAAAACTTGATAGTGGTTCTAATCCAACAATCAATGAGCCATTAATAGTTTATGTAGTATTACAAAAATGGGGTGTTAAAAACCGTAACGGTAGAATTTATCCAAGAAACATATTAGAACGTGAAAACGATAGATATCAAGAACTAATTAGAGATAGAAGAGCTATTGGTGAATTGGACCATCCAGAATCATCTATTATCGCTGGTGATAGAATATCACACAATATCATTGAAACATGGTGGGAGAATAAAACTTTAATGGGTAAAATGGAGATATTAATGTCACCAGGTTACATTAATTATGGTATTGTATCTACTAAAGGTGATGAAGTAGCAAACTTACTTAGAAATAATATAATGATAGGTGTATCATCTAGAGGTGTTGGTTCATTAAGAGAAATTAATGGTGAACAAGTTGTTCAAGAGGACTTTGAAATTATCTGTTGGGATGTAGTAACTGCACCAAGTACACCA